CCGGAGCGTCCAGTAATCGAGCTTTTCCGGCAGTCGGAAGATCTGCCCATCCCTGTCTATGTCGGCGGCGATTATGCCAGTGCTTTCCTCGCATTGCGCGATGGCTGCCGCGCCGGCACGCAGATAGTCCGGGTGCATGGCGTCATCTGCGTCGATAAAGCACAGCCACGGGCTTTCCGTGGCGTCTATTGCCACATTGCGCGCCGGGTTTGGTGAGCCGGACTGAATCAATAGCGTGGTCACGTCTGCGGCTTGTCGCAACCATTCCGGCGGGCCGCAGGAGTCAAGCACTGCGATGATTTCAGCGGGCTTGTGCGTTTGATTCAGGATGCTGTCCAGGCAGCGGCGCAGAAGCGGTAAATAGGGGCGGTGGCACGTCACGACAACCGCAATTCGCGCTTTTGGCGCTGCGTCAAAGTTGCCGGACCACGCATAGGTATATTCAGCCTCGCCGCGTTGTGCGGCATTGCGCATAATTTCGGCAATTTCAGGCGTTATAAGTTGCTCGATCTGTGCCACCGTGCCCCCGCTCCCTTGTCAGGAGACCTGTTTGATGCCGTCGGCAATCACGCCGAACGCGCCGGACCACGTACCGCTGATGGTGCTGACTGCGCGCACGTACTTCTTGCAGGCGCGCGTATCGAGCTTGAATCGCGAAATGACGCCGGCCGCCCCGACTGCGGTAAACGCCTTGCCGGTCAGGTCGGCATAAGTCGCGTCGTCGTCCGAGTCCTGGAGTTTCACGGTGTTGGTGCCGCCGCCAGCGCCCGGGCCGCTGATCAACGTGACCGCCAGTTCGCCAATGAACCCGGCAACATCTGCGCCAGTGCCGTTGGCGGAAGCGCTCCGCGTGGCGGCGGTGAACAGGGTCAGCCGGGTGGTGTTGTCATACAGTTCTTGCATTGCGTGCCTCCGGTAGCTTGTGGCTGGCGGCAGTTGGTTTTAGCCCTCGTGCCGCCAGCCGGGTTTGACTGTTACTGCTGGCCGGCGTCGGTGGACACGCTGAACGACGCGGCGTGGCGAACGCCCACGTCAGACATGAGCGTAATCACGATCCGCACCTGGCCATTGGCCGCCAGCGTGTACGGATCAACCACCACGTCGAGGCCGTCCCAGTCGGCAACGATCAGGTCGTTGAAGTTGCCGAAGATGACCTTGTTGGACGGCACCTGCTGGCTGACCATGGCGCGATGGCCATTGACTTCGCCATCCAGCGCCGGGCCTTCCCACAGGAAACGCGCGGTGCCGGTGGCTTTCTCGACGGTCTTCCACTTGCCCATGACCGCCGCGGTGGTCACGTACCCGAGATTCCCAGCCAGCGCGTTGGCTGCGGCCACGTCGGTTTCGAACTCGACCACCTTGGCCCAGGTCGGGGCGCCGCCGAAGGTCACGGTCCCGATATTGCTGGTGTTGATGATGCCGGTGGGCTGCCCGCCGGAGCCGCTGCCGTTGATGGCCGCCAAATCCTTGGCAATGGCCAGCACGGTCACGATGTCGTCACGGACCAGCGCTTCAACGTCCACGCTGGATTGCGCGAGCAGCTGCTTGCTGAACTTGGTCAGCGCCGCCAGGCGGTGCGGGGTCAGCGCCAGCTGGCCCAACTGCGGAGTGCTCTCGGTCACTTCCGCGGTTTCCGCCAGCCAGTAGGCCGTCGCGCCGCCGGTCACGCGCGGGATCGCGACGTCACCCACGAGGCCGCCGAGCTGCCGGGCGCCCATGGTGGTCAGGACCTGCCGGTTGCGCAGCAACTCGATCATGCTGGATCCCAGCAGATTGGTGGCGACCAGGTTGCCGCCATCGGCGGCGGTCGTGACGTTCAGCGCGCGATTCTGCACGTCGAACGGCACAAAAAAGCCTTGCGGGCTGCGTCCGACCAGCTTGGCAACCGCGCGGCTGGCCTCAGCCTCGAGTCCGTCCAACTCGCGCTTTTCGCCCAAGATCCGCAGCGCGCGGACCAGACTGTACTGCCGCACTTCCTTGGGGCTCATGCCGATTTCCGGCGTTTTGACCGGAACCGGCGTCGCTCCGAGCGCTTCCACCAGCTGGCAGCGGAACTGGTCCGCGGGCGTGCCTTCGGTCTTGGCCTTCTCTGCCAATTCCCGGAACTGCGGGAACTTGGCGCAGGCCGCGTCAATCTCACGCACCCGGGCGCGCTCGTCATTGCGGGCCTTGTTCTGGACTTCGTTCACGTCGATCTGATTTGCGTCCGGCATTGTCGTTTTCTCCGTATTGTTGCGGTTCTCGTTTTGCGTTTCGGTGTTCACGATCTCGATTTCGCGGGCCTGATCATCGCCCGCAGATCTCCCAACTCCAACGGTTGTGTCTGCGGGGTCAGGCTCGATTGAGATGTGAATAGGTTCCCAGTCGATTACCCGATAGGTTTCCATTTCGCCTTCGGTTTTTTCGAGCTGCATTTTATTGACGGCGTATCTCACGCTCACGTTGCGGCGGATGCCGTCCCGGATGTCCTGCAGTATTTCACTGGCGCGGGCCCCCTTGCTGAATCGCACCGTTGCGCGGCCCTTGCGGTCTTCGCCAATCCATGCCTTTTCCACGACTGCGACCTGATCGCCCTGGTGCGTGTCTCGTACCGCGGCGCCGGTGTTGAGGCGCTTCATGTTGACGCTTTGCGGCGCGTGGTCCAGGATTTCCCAGCCGAACCAGCGCTGATAGGGCTCTTCGCTGGAAAACGACAGGTCAACCGTGCGGTCGTCATCGGTTGACGGCGCGCGTTCTACGAAAGCCGACCGGCAAAGCGGCTCGGCTTTAATCGCCTGTTTGAGTCTCTGGTTTTTGCTCATCGCGTTCCTCCTGCAGCTTGACGCCGTAGGTTGCTTCTATTTCGGCTTCCCGCTGCTTATCTTTGGCTACATCTTCGAGGTCCGACCCATACTGCCCGGCAATCTGCGTCTTGCTCTTCCATCCGCGGGCTTCTGCAATAGCGTCGGCCTTGGCGTCAGCCATCGGGTCAACCCAGGTCCACGTCCGCGGCTGCCATTTGTGCGCACTCAGCCGGGGCTCGTCGAGGATGTTACAGTCCGCTATCGCGTCGGACAGAAGCGCCATAGTCAGCCACGCCGAAAAGACAGCCTCGCACAGGTGTTCAACAAGGTACGTCTGATCGATTTTATAGCCGTCGCGTGCGTCCAGTTCAGCGGAGCGCATTGACGAATAACTGACGCCTACGAAATCATTTGCCAGGTGGTTGTAGTTGGTATCCAGCCCGGACCCGATACCGCGTAAACAGCTGTCACGGAACTGCTGATAGACGCCGCTTGGATGCTGCGGCAGATGCGCCTGGAACTTCACGCCGAACGGCAGGCGCTCCATAAAGCCGGGAGACAATTCCTGCAGCAGATTGCCGTCGGTGTCTTTTTCGTCGCCTTCGTATTGGTTGCCTTCTTCGTAATAGAAGCCACCCTTGCAGGCGTCAGATCGCGCGGCAATCAGTTCAGCCTCTTCGTAGCCCTTGAGGTGGTTCAGCCGGATCATACTGGCGTGCATTTGCGACACGCCGCGGCGCTGGTCAACGCGCTCTTCGTCGAACAGATGGATGATTTCCGCCGCCGGGATGCGGATGTATTTGTGCCCGCGCCATGCGATGTAGTCGCCGGGGTGGCTGGTGAACAGGTAATAGGCAGTCGGGCGTTGCCATGCGTCGTATTCAATGCCCATCCGCACATCACGCTTGTTGCCGGTCGGGTCGGTGTTTAGGTCGTGATCGAGGTAGTCGCCTTCGAGCAACTGCAGTGCAAAGCCATAGCCGTTTTTCCAGCCACGCAGCATCCGGATCAGGATTTCGCCGTCGCGTTTGAGGCTGCGGACCGCCAGCTTTTGCACGTCCACCCATGACCGCGTGCCGTCTACTGTGCAACTGCCGACCTTGCCCCATTGGCGCCAGGCCAATTCAATGCTTGCGGCCGCCTCTGCGTCGGTCTTGCCGGCTGCGGTTTTGGCCTGGGATTGGAGAACAATGCCGTTTTGTCCGACAATGTTCTTGACCTGCATCTTCAGATAGCGGAAGACATAATCGTCGTCGCGTTCAAGTTCTCGGGCGCGCTCTCGAAGTGGCTTCAGTCCGCCGCGTACTTCTTCGGCTGCGCTCTGGTTGCCTGCCACCCAGTCATTCAGTAACCGGCTTTGCTTGGCCGCGGCATAGGCCCGGAGCAAATCCATCGCCACGGATTCCCGCGGGATGTATCCGAACCGGCGCGCCAGTTTGTGCAGGAGCTTGCTCATGTGAATTTAAGCAAAACCTTCCGATCGTTGCCGCTCAGTCCGTTATCGCGCCGCCATTTGCGCAGTTCGGATTCGTATTTGGCCCGGTAATGTTCCGTCCAGTCGGTAAGCTCTTTTGGGGTCAGGCGCGTGATCTGCCGGTCGCCAATCATCAACTGCTTTTGGTCCAGGCTGGCTTTGCCTTCGGAAAGCGATTCAAGCGCGTCCAGCATGGTTTTAGCATGGCTGCGTCCGTCGTATGCCGCATTGATGTCGGACAGGTCGGGGTCAACTGTGAATTGGCCGTCGGCAATCTTGAAGCGTTCGCCGCTCAGTTCGACATAGGATTGCCACCAGCACGTCAGTGCGCTTGTGCCGGTGTTCAGTGCGGCGGTTTGCGCGGCGGTGAGCGTGGCAAGAAAATCAGCGCCGCTAGTGGTGCAGGTAATATCGAGCTTTTGCGCGCCGCGGATCGAATATTTGAGCACGGCGCCTTCGGCGGGCGTGAACTCGGACAGGGATTTAGTCCACTTGACAGTTTCGCCGGCCAGGAACTTTTCCGGCTCACTGGTTGCTATTGATCTCGCCATAAAAGAGAAGGCCGCCCGGGTGTTCGGCCCCGAACGGCCTGTTGTTCTCTTGCGGGTGGATCAAGCCCGCCTGTCAGTATTGTACGCGCATGTTGCACAATGCGCAACTGATTTTTGCGCAACTCATAATAGAGCGTATTACAAATTAGCGCGCAATCGCGTCTGCCGGTTCGTGGGTATAGAAGATGCTGCCGCACTCGCTGCAGGACCGGCGCCGTTCAATGTCCGGCTTGCCGCGGTGCT